GGGTGCATTACTCAATGTCCGGCCCACTGGGGATGGCTACATGGTCACACTATTCCCGGCTGAGTACGATTACCGGTATCCTGAGAAAGCCATGAAATTCACCCACGCCGGTCAATGTCAGGACTTTGTGAGCCATTGGTATATGCGCGAAAACCAGGACCCAAGGGCATGAAGATGCCAAAGGTGGACGTCATCGTCCATAACCCCACGGCCATCGCTTACGCAGCAGAGCATGCCTGCGGTGGCAAGCAGCTTCGCCCAATATTTGAGATCAGACCCAAGCCAAAGCAACCGAAGCAAAAACATAACTTCCGTCCGGGGGCTTGATTATGGCAAAGCTAGGTAGACCCAAAGGTTCAGGCTCAAAATATACAATCTCACTAGGCGAAGCAATCTGTGCGGAACTGAGCGAAGGAAAGCCATTACGGCAGATATGTCGGGAGCATGGTCTTGCTTGGGTAACCATTTATAACTGGCGTGAGGCACATCCAAACTTTGATTTAGCCATCACGCGCGCGAGGGATGTTGGTATGGATGCAATACTAGAGGAAACTCTCAGTATCGCTGATACGCATACGCTTGGCAAGATTACAACGTATAAAGGAGATGGTTCCAAAGAAGTAAAAGAAGAGGATATGCTTGGGCATCGTAAACTACAGATTGAGACTAGGCTCAAGTTGTTAGCCAAATGGAACCCAAAAAAGTACGGAGAAAAGCTGGAGCAGACTCACATGGGAGATGTAAATGCCCCGGTAGCTTTAGTATTAATCGGTAGCGATAAAGATGGCTGATTTTGTGCTTACTGAGAAGCAAAAAGAGGCCCAGGAAGAGCTAAATGGCCATGCGACCCATATCATGCTGGCTGGTGGCTCCCGCAGTGGGAAAACTGCGCTCATTGTCCGCAAGATAATTCAGCGCGCTCTTAAGGCGCCGGGTAGTCGCCATGCGATCCTGCGCTTTAGGCTGGGCCATGTGAAGCAATCCATTGTCATGGATACATTCCCCACGATAATGCAGAAGTGTTTCCCATCTATCGATTACGACCTGAATAAGAGTGACTTGTATGCCACAATGCCAGGAGGCTCTGAGATATGGTTTGGGGGCCTTGACGATAAAGGTCGAGTGGAAAAGATTCTGGGCAATGAGTACGCGAGCATATTTCTTAATGAATGCTCACAGATCGCATACAACAGCCGTAATATGGCTGTCACGCGTTTGGCTCAGAAAGTGCTTGATCGGGCTACCGGTAAGCCCTTGGTTCTGAAAATGTACTACGACGAGAATCCACCGGACAAAGGTCATTGGACATATCGAATGTTCAAGTTATTGCAAGACCCAGAATCTCGTCAGATGCTGCCTCGTGAAGACTACGGGTTCTTTCAAATCAATCCTGGTGATAATCAGGTTAATCTACCTGAGTCGTATATCAAGACGCTGGAGGCCCTACCTGAGAGACTTCGTAAACGGTTCCTTTATGGCGAGTTTCGAGATGCATCACCAAATGCGCATTTTCGTGAGGAATGGTTTGAGCGCTGGCGTGTGATCGACGAACCGTTACCAGATATGCTACGCATCGTGGTTGCTGTTGACCCATCAGGAGCCGATGACACCGACAATATGGACAATGACGCTATTGGTATCATGGTGTGCGGCCTGGGAGTCGATGGTAATGGCTACGTGCTGGAGGACTTGACGTGTAAGTGTGGACCGGGTACATGGGGCAAAGTAGCAACAAACGCATTTGACCGCCACAGTGCCGATCGGATCGTGGCTGAAATGAATTATGGTGGGGCTATGGTGCGCCAGACAATCCACGTTGCACGCCCACGAACGCCATTCCGGCCTGTTACCGCCAGCCGTGGCAAGGTGGTGCGTGCTGAGCCTATATCTGCATTGGTGGAGACTGGCAAGATTCGATTCGCTGGCATCTTCCGGGAGTTAGAAGACGAGCTGTGCGGCTTTACAACGCACGGGTACATGGGTGAAAATAGCCCAAACCGTGCGGATGCAATGATCTGGGGATTCTCGGATATTTTTCCTGAACTAACCAAACCCGAAGAACAACTGAAACCACAGATCATTCGACCACGGTTACACGGACATAACAACTGGATGAGAGTATGACAACCAAAACCACACGTACCGAAGAAGATCGTGAGTTCTCAGCCATTACCGAAGCCGAGATATTCGCCGAAGCTAGGGACCGCTTGGCGATATGCGTCGAGGCCGAATCAGATAATCGCTCCCGTGGCAAAGCAGCGATTAGCTTCCGCGAAGGCGACCAATGGGATCACAGCACCAACACCACGGCCAGCGATGATTCCCCTGAACTTACGATTAATTTGACCGATGCGATGATAGAGCGCGTCGAAAACAACATTAAGCAGCAGCGACCACGGGGTAAATGCCATCCGGTCGGTGAGGGCGCAGACACTGAGATTGCCGAGATTCTGAACGGGATTGGGCGGCACATTGAAACCAGGTCAGAGGCATCAATCGCCTACGATACAGCTGCCGCGAGCGCATTGGACGCAGGCTGGGGCTATTTCCGGTTGATTGCTGAATATATCGATAATCGGTCGTTTCAAAAAGATTTACGCATCCTGCCAATACGCAACATTTTCACAGTTTATATGGACCCGAGCGCGATTATGCCGCATGGTTCAGATCAAAACTGGTGTCTTATCTCAGTCAAGATGAAGCGTGAAGAGTACCGACGCCGCTATGGCTCTGGGATGATTGATAAATGGAGCGATACCGGTGCGTCTGATCCCAATCGAGACTGGGGAGATAAAGAAGACATTCGCTTGGCTGAGTATTTCCGCATCCGTGAAAAGACAGAAAAGCTATACCAGCTTCGTGGCCAAAATGGCGAAGAGTTTACAAAATATCGAAGCGAGCTCCCGCGTATTCCTGGCTCCAACAAATTAATGCCAATCGATGACGTAACCCTGATGTTGGGTGATCGTGGTCTACGGATCGACGGTGAGCGCGATTCCTCCAAGCATCAAGTCGAATGGTTCCGGCTCAACGGCACTAAAGTCGTGGAGCGCCAGGAGATTCCAGGGATTTACATCCCAGTTTTCCGGGTGGAGGGCAAGACCAAGGACATCGACGGACGTATCCGCCGGCGGGGCATGGTCGAAGCCATGATGGACCCGCAGCGCATGGTAAATTACGGCGAGGTGGCTAAAATCAAGCGCCTGGGGCTAGCTCCCAAGGCCCCCTGGGTAGCCGCTGAGGGGCAGCTTGACGGGCGCGAAGATGAGTGGGCCGAGGCTAACCAGAGACCCACCACGGTATTGACCTACAAGCCCGTGATCATTGAGACATCAAGTGGCCCGGTGGTAATGCCGAAGCCTGAACGCCAGCCCCCCGCGCAGATTGAGGCTGGATTTAGTGAGTTTGTGCAAGGCATGCGCTCAAACCTCATGGCCGTCGCCGGGATGCCAAACGAGCCCGGCCAAGATGCACGAGGCGAAGTTGTATCAGGTAAAGCCATCGCCCGCCGTCAATTCCTGTCCGATCAATCTCATTATCAATATTACGATAATCTGACTTTGGCGATTGCACAATGCTGGCGATGCATGGTCGATTGGATTCCAGTGTATTTTTCGGAAGAGCGTATGCAGCGGGTCATCGGTGAAGACTCCACGCCGCGCATGGTAAAGATCAATGACTCGCAGCCCGACGAGGGCGATAACGCAGAGAAAAAGATCAAAAATGACCTATCCGTTGGTAAATACGACGTTGTCATGGATACCGGCCCGGGCTATGAGACCAAGCGAGAAGAGGGTGCTGAGAATCTGCTTGATCTTCTGAAAATTGAAGGACTGGCTGAGATTGTCGCTAAAACCGGCGCCGATCTAGTGTTCCGCTCAATCGATCACCCCTACATGCAGGAACTGGCCGACAGGCTGGTATCTAGCACGCCGGAAGGGCTCAAGAAGGTCATGGAAGGGCTGTCTAGCAAGGCCAAGGCAGTAGTCGAGTACCTGGCCAAGGAAAACGAGGCTCTCAAACAGCAACTTCAAACCGTGCAGGCCGACCTGAAATACGGCATCACCAAGGCGCACTTGGACGCTACGGTCAAAGCCCACGGTATCGAAGAGTCTGAAAAGACAAAGCGTAGTTCTGATGCTATGTGGGTAGCTCAAGATACTCATGAGGCTGAAATGAAATCTCACACCGCACTGGCAGTCGCAGAGATACATGCTGGGGCATCTTTGCTGAATACACATGTCGAGGCAGCACATAACAAAGATGCTGCTGAACGCGTATTACAAACCGCAGATCGAGCAGAAAACCAACCCCAAGGAGAATGAAAATGGCAGTAACAGTGATCGACAGCAGCAATCTTGAAGCCGTGCTTGCGGACGCACGCGACGAGGCCGTGGAACAGGTAGTAGCCAAGCCTGAAACACAGGTAAAGGCTGATGAAAAGCCAGAACCAAAGGTTGATGAAGAGGTTGCTAATGCTGACGAAGTGGAAGATGCTGATGGCATCACTGAACAGCAGCGGCGCGAGTTTTCGGCCAAGATGCTCAAGACCATCGGAAAGAAGCACCGGGAAATGAAAGAGGCTGAGGAATTCGCATCGGCTCAGTACGGCGAGCGTAAACTGGCAGAGAAACGCGCCGAAGACCTGGAGCGGAAGTTACTGGAACTGCAACCAGAACAAGCCAAGACAGAGCCCGCAGGTAAACCCGCACGAAATACCTTCGTTGGTACCGAAGACGAATACATTGAGGCCCTGGCCGATTGGAAGACCGACCAGAAGTTTGCCAAGCGCGACGCCGATGAAAAGCGCGCACGAGACGATGAACGCCAGCAATCTATCATTACCACAGCCAAAGAGCGCCTACGCGTTGCCGCTGAGCTGGTGCCAGACTTCGCCGAAGTGACAGAATCCTCCAGCATCATGATTCCTTCGGCGGTGGTTGGGTATATGCAACGCTCTGAGATGTTCGCTGAGCTTGGGTATTATCTTAGCAAACACCCAGATGTTGCTAAAACACTAAATAAATTGCTCCCGGATGAACAATTGGTGCAAATTGGAAAAATTGAGAGTAAACTAACACCATTCGCCACAAAGGCGGATGAAATACACGGCGACAAGCCGAGTGCCAAACACAGTCAACGGGAAACCGCCACACTGAGCAATGACGATACGGGATTTAGCCCGAGCAATAAGGCCCGCGTTACAGCACCGGTTATCAAGCCGTTGAGTAGCTCCGATGGCGTCCTGGTTGAATCTGATGTGCGTAACATGGATACGCGTGGAATGATCAGCGAGTGGCAAAAGCGGAACAAAGCTAACTTCAATGCGCGTAAGAGGCACTGAGCCTCGCCACGCTGTACCTGCGGATTTGCGTTCGCATTGCGCCGATTTTGGCGCTTGAAAGGTACATCGTGGCAAATCAACTGCTTACGATCTCAATGATCACGAACCGGTCTCTTCCGGTTCTCGCAAACCAATGTATTCTGACGGATAAATTTAACCGTCAATACGACAAAGAGTTCGGCCAAAAGGGTCGAAAAATCGGGGCAACGTGTAATGTGCGTCTGCCCCCGCGCTACATGGGTACATTCGGTCCTGCGCTCAACGTCGAGCCCAGCACGGAAAACTATGTGCCTGTCTCGATCCTGTATCAATACCACGTCGATGTGCAATTCAACACCATTAACATGCTGTTGGACATCGATGATTTCGAATCTCGATTCATTGAACCGGCTTGTATCGCTGTAGGTAACCGAATCGACTCTGATGGGGCCTATTTCGCGATGCAGAACACGGCAAACCGAGTTGGTACTCCTGGCACCACGCCCACCGCGTTCAAGAACTTTTCAGATGCGCGGGCGATTCTGGCTTCCGAAGGTATGCCCAAAGGCATGACCCCTACGGCCATTCTGCACCCGCTGGCCAGCTCCAGCATGGCTGACAGCCTCAAGGGTTTGTACAACCCTCAAGCCGACATCTCCAAGTTTATCGAGACCGGCATGATCGCTGCAAAAACAGCCGGTGCGGATTGGTTCGAAGACCCCAACATTGCCAATTACAACACGGGAACCCTGACTGGCACCCCGGTGCTGGCTGGCGTGACTTCTGCGGTGGGTGGCTCTGCTATCCTGACTGCTGGATGGGGCGCATCGGGCGTGCTGAACATCTCCGGCCTGACCAACACTGCGGCGCAGTGCGTTGTGGGCGATACGATCCAGATCGCTGGCCTCTATCCTGTGAACCCGCAAAATCGTGGACGTTACGGGAATGTGCTGAAACAGTTCGTCGTTCTGCCGCCTGGTGGATACGGTCAAATGGCTGGTGTCGCCGCTCCTGGTGGACCTCAGTTCAATACCGCAACTCTGACGGCCGGCACATTCACCGCAGCGACTGGTGTTTATACATCAAGCGGTACGGGAACTCTGTCTGTGACCATTGGCGAATGTGCAATTGTCGGCGGCCAGTTCCAAAACTGCGCGGCCACATCGGCATTTACCAGCACCCCGGCTGTGACCATCAACGGTGGCGCGGCATCCGGTACGGCATCCACCGAAAATGTGTATTTCCACCGTGACGCATTCGCGCTGGCCTTTGTCGATCTGCCGTTGCCTCGGACCGCTGTCGAAGCATCCCGTGCGTACGACGAAGACCTGGGGCTTGCGATTCGTATCGCTACCCAATACACCATCAACAATGACGCCGAGCCGACTCGGATGGACGTGGCCTACGGCTTCGCCTCTCTGTATCGCCCGATGTCGGTTCGTATTTCAGGTTAAGGAGAAAAATCATGGCATTTCCCGCATCTACAAACGTTGACGGCTCCAACCCGGGGCCGAATGCAGTTACTGCACCCGATACCGTTCAACTGGCCGTCGGTAATCTTTGGAAGGTCGGAACCTTCGCAGTCGCGCTCACGCCGGCTGCTTTGGGTTCTGGCCCAATCATTACCGAGCAAACGTTCGTCGGTACCGCTGCGACGGCAAGCACGACTCAGTATTATCCGGCAATTGGTTTGCAAGTCGGTGATCGAGTGCTTGTATCAACTTCCGCAACTCAAACTGCGACAACTAGCGTTGTTGCGGCGCGAGTGACGGCGGCTGATACTCTGGGCATCTCGTTCTTCGGCACGACTGGGACACCTACCCCGGTTGCCGGCACGGTAGCGGCTCCGTATTACGTCACTGTTTGGCGGCAGCAGACGAACTGGATTGCCCCGGCGTCTGGCAACCAGCTTGATTGGTAAGCATCATGGCTACTTATCCAAGTGGTAAAGCCCAGGGCGTTGCTATGGAAAACATGGAGTTTAGCAATCTCCTTGTTGACACTACCGCAACGCTCCCTGCAGGAACAACTATTGGCGGCTCATCTGTTTCGGCTCTTGGCGTCGTTACTTCGGCTTCGGCTACTGCGCTTGCCATCGGCCTTAATGGAGCAACGAATCCGGCATTCAACGTAGATTCGTCTACCGCCTCTCAGGCTGCTGGGGTAAAGGTCACTGGCGCAGTGACGGGCGGAACAGTAAATATTGCTGCAATCGATTCTGGCTCCAACACGAATCTGTCCATTACTCCAAAGGGTACTGGACTATTGATTCTTGATACACAAGTTGGCATCTATACCCCGCAAGCAATCAACGCAACCGCTACAGCAACGGCGGCGCAAGTAGCATCCGGGTACATCACCTCTACGTCGGCGGCTGCTACGACCATCACGCTACCCACGGGAACGTTGCTTGGAACGGCATTGGGTGCTGCTCAGGGTACGATATTCAATCTGTATATCGATAATACTGCGGGGGCTAATACGGTAACTATTGCAGTCGCTGTTAATGGGATTCTGTCGGCGGCTGCGGCGGCTGGTTCAGCGGGTGGTGCCGGATTGCTGACTGTTCCAAGTGGTGTTACTGGCCAAGCTGAATTCA